CTATCTGATGCTAAGGATATGTATGAATATTTAGCAGAAAATTTAAATGAAAGTAAATTTAAAAATGAAACTCATGTAAGTATGGATAATCTTGGGTTTCATAAAAATGAATTGTGGTATGAAAAATTTATACATGCAGATCAAGATGAATGTTTTTACATAAGAACTATGTTATCCAGGGGTGAGAAATTATCTCAACCACCTAAAATAGAAGTGTCTACTATTCATGCAGCTAAAGGAGGAGAATGTCAAAATGTTATTTTAGTATTAGATAATGCTAAAAAAATTAGAGAGTCCGTAGAAAATAATATTGAAAAAGCAGATGAAGAGCATCGAGTTTGGTATGTAGGTGCTACTCGTGCTAAAGAAAATTTATATTTATTAAAACCAAAAAAAGAAAGATATGGATATTCATTATAATATAACCAGGAGAATATATGACCGATAAAAAAATGTTTGATGAAGCTTTTCCACACGCAAAACAAGAAGGTGGAAATCACTATATGAAACATACAATTCAACCTTACACATTTATTACAGCCAACAACTTGTCTTTCTTTCAAGGAAATGTTATTAAGTATGTGGTTCGTTATAAAGATAAAAATGGTATTGAAGATTTAAAAAAGATTATTCATTACTGTCAATTAGAAATAGAAGAAATGCGAAAGGATAAATAATGAAGGTACCTATATTTGAAGCACAAACAGAATGGATTGAACCGGATGAATTTCCAGATTTACGATCATATGATGAAATTGCAGTTGACTTAGAAACTAGAGATCCTAATTTAAAAACACTAGGATCAGGTTCTGTTATTGGTGAAGGAGAAGTAGTTGGTATTGCAGTTGCTGTCGCTGGAAGAAAATTTTATTTTCCCATTGCTCACGGATCAGGGAGCAACATGGATAAGAAAAAAGTTTTAGAATGGTTTAAGGATACTATGGCTTGTCCTGCTGTAAAAATATTTCACAATGCCATGTATGACGTGTGTTGGATACGAAATTTAGGTATAAAAATCAATGGCTTAATCGTGGATACGATGATTGCAGCAAGTTTAATTGATGAAAATAGATTTGCCTATTCATTAAATGCTTTGTCCTGGGAGTATTTAGGTCATGGTAAAAATGAAGCCGCTCTAAATGAAGAAGCAAAATCTAGAGGATTAGATCCTAAAGCAGATATGTGGAAACTACCACCAATGTATGTAGGAGCTTATGCAGAAAAAGATGCTGAACTTACTTTAGAGTTATGGCAAAAATTTAAAACAGAAATTATTCAACAAGACATAGAATCTATTTTTAATTTAGAAACAGATTTATTTCCTTGTTTGGTTGATATGAGATTTAAAGGCGTTCGTGTCGATAGCGAACGAGCTCATATATTGAAACAACAATTAGTTTCACAAGAAGAACAATTACTGTTAGACATAAAAAAAGAAACAGGAATAGAACCTCAAATATGGGCAGCAAGAAGTATTGCGAAAGTTTTTGATAAACTTGATTTAACTTATTCCAGAACTGAGAAAACACAAGCGCCCTCCTTTACTAAAAATGAATTACAAGAACATTCTCATCCGTTAGTACAGAAGATAGCAAAAGCGAGAGAAATAAACAAGGCTCATACTACATTCATTGATACTATTTTACGTTTTCAACATAAAGGTAGAATTCATGCAGAAATTAATCAGATTCGTTCTGATGCTGGAGGAACTGTTACTGGAAGATTTAGTTATAATAACCCAAACTTACAGCAGCTTCCTGCAAGAAACAAGGACCTAGGACCACTGATTCGTTCTTTATTTTTACCAGAAGAAAAACATACTTGGGGATGTTTTGATTATTCTCAACAAGAACCAAGATTGGTTGTGCACTATGCAGCATTACATAAATTTCCTAGTGTATATGAAGTAGTAGATGCATATAATGATAATACAGATACAGACTTTCACCAAACTGTTGCAGACATGGCCCAAATTCCTAGAAGTCAAGCTAAGACAATTAATCTTGGATTATTTTATGGAATGGGTAAGACAAAATTACAAGCTGAACTTGGTGTGTCTAAAGAAAAAGCAGAAGAACTATTTAACACTTATCACTCTAGAGTACCTTTTGTAAAACAGTTAATGAATAGTGCTTCTAATAGAGCACAGACTCATGGACAAATAAGAACTTTACTTGGTAGATTATGCAGGTTTCATTTATGGGAGCCTAATATGTTTGGTATGCATAAAGCCATGACACATGAAGATGCACTCAGGGAACACGGACCAGGAATTAAAAGAGCTTATACTTACAAAGCACTCAGGGAACACGGACCAGGGATTAAAAGAGCTTATACTTACAAAGCTTTAAATAAATTAATTCAAGGTAGTGCTGCAGATATGACCAAAAAAGCAATGGTAGAATTATATAAAGAAGGAATTGTTGCACATATTCAAATACATGATGAATTAGATTTATCTGTAGAGTCTACTGAACACGCAAAAAAAATAATTGAAATCATGGAAAATGCTGTTACACTGGAAGTCCCTAATAAAGTTGATTATGAATCAGGAGAAACCTGGGGGGATATTTACGGGTAATGTGTAATGAAAAAATGGATTTTACAGAAACTTTTGACGTTTTTTGCACGAATGGAAAACAAGATTTGGAGAAAACTCTACGTCTGTGATAAGAAAAAACGCAAATGAAACAATATTGTAAAGAATGTGGACATGTTTGTCATTGTTTAGGTAAAGGATATTACGTTAGTGAGTCTTTTTGTGACTCTTGTAGTTGTAATGAATGTAAATGCAAACCATCAAAACCTTTAATATTAACTAAAACAAAACGATCCAAAAAATTTGAAACCTACACTATTTGTATTTTAATTATTATTATTTTAACAATAGGACTTTTGGGTTGCACACAAAACGAAAAATATCCTAATAAAATGAACACTATTGCAGAAAAACTATCTCAAATAAAACTATGAGATACTGCATTTACTGGGTTTGTATGGGTTTCTGTCTCTTGTTAAAAGACTGTAAATGTAATAAGCTAAACAAAAATGAAACTATCAGCAAACTTCCAGCTGAGTGAGTTAGTTAAATCTCAAACAGCGGAACGTAAAGGAATTCCTAATAATCCTTCCCCAACGCAAATTGATAATCTCAAGGCGTTGTGTGTAAATGTATTACAACCGATTCGGTCCCACTTTGATGCACCGGTTATGATTTCTTCTGGATATAGATCAGGAGAATTATGTATTGCGATTGGATCTAAACCTACCTCGCAGCATGCCGAAGGCAAAGCGGCCGATATAGAAGTGGTAGGAGTGGATAACAAGGAGCTAGCACAATGGATCAAGGATAATTTAGAATATGATCAACTTATTTTAGAATTTTATAAAGATGGTGAGCCAGATAGTGGATGGGTTCATGTCTCCTGGAATTCAGGAGAAAATAGAAATATGTCATTACGAGCAATTAGAGACGAAGAATTAGGAAAGGTACATTATAAACCATGGTAAAAATAAAAGATCTTATACAACAAATAGATACTGTTCATGGAGTATGTCCTGAATGTAAAGAAGACACAATTCTAGTAGCGATTGTAACGGATTATTATCGATGCACTAGTTGTGGTGAGGATACCAGACAATATATTAATGGAAGTATAAAATATTTAAGAATATCAGATGAGGATAAAAAATGGCTAAAAAGAAACAAATCGGCGCAACAGAAATCTTAAAAAGAAATAGGATTAAACGTCCAGGACGTCATTCTAAAAAGCATAAAGGTAAAAAGAAATCAGAACGTGGCCAAGGGCATCCTTAAGCACCTTGTCTAGTTGTATCTTTTATACAAGTAGAATAAGTACCTGTAATTATTAAATTATTTTCTTTTCCAACTACTAACATTTCTTTTCTTTTTTCAATGGCAGCATCATTACATTCTTTTTCAGAAGCGTGACTCATAGGAATACATACTTCTTGACCAGTAAAATAGTCCAAGTGACATAACATCACTATCATAATAAAAGTTTCCATTTTTAACCTTGACTTGAGTTGAATAATTTACTATAACATCCTAGAATGTTAATTATAAATAAAGAAAGGTTATACTAATGACAGATGTAAGTAAATACAAAAATGTTTCTCTTCCATTAGAGACGTATAACAATATTGATAAAGCGCGAAAGGTCATTGTCCCAGAAATGGTAGTGAGCCGATCTCAATTTATCACTTTGATTGTCAATGAAAAAGTAAAATCATTAAATGGAAAAATAACGAAAGAAAAAAAGAAAAAAACAAAAAGGAGCTAATATGCCTAAAACACAAAGCAGATCTGGTATGGGTTTTTATAGCCATACCATTTACAAAACAGAAAGCCAAGAAATGCCTTTACCTGAACAACGATTATGGAGAGCCGTTCTTGGTCAAACTTTATTAGATGCTTTTGGTCCCGATAAGTATGAAAGTAAAAAAGCAGATCGTACAGAAGCACTTCATTATCTAACTGATTATGATAATACTAGTTTTACCACTGTATGTGAGAATGCTGGTTTTAATCCTGAGTATGTTAGAGAAAAAGTAAATCTAAAACTATTGAGGAAATAATAATGATAGGAAAAGCAATTTGTCCCACATGTAATGGAAATGGATTTATTCGTAAAAAGGATCATGTGGATATTCGAAAACAATCCGTAGAGCAATGCAGTACATGTAAGAGTGAAGGTGAAATTACTATCACTCATCAAAATTTACAGGAGCATTTATGGCACAAACAAAAACAATAAAAGGTGAAATTATAGGTTATTACTGGGATGGAAAGGAGCATTATGTTATTTACCAAGATGAAGATGGTAATACGAACATGGTTTTGGAATCAAGTAGGTAGTCTTGGTTGCTATTTATCAAACCTTAGTTGGAGGAAAATGTATCGTGACTACAAACCCAGTCGCAAAGCACTTAAATAAATTTAACAGGCCTAAACGTATTGAAGATAAACGATACAAACAAAGGTTAAAAGAAATGGAGAAAGACATACGAGAGGTTAGACGAATGCAGAAAGATATTTATGGAAAATAAGTTTTGTAAAAAATGTCAAACCTATCATCCTTTAACAGAGTTTCATAAAGATAAGCATAAACCCGATGGTTTGAACGCCTGGTGTAAGAACTGTAAACGAGAAGAACGATTTGCTGCTACTCGTCAACCGGTTAATTATTTAAAACGACGTTGGGATAATATGGCTAAAGGAGATCGTAAA